GCTGAAGGTGTTATCCTCTCTACAATCCTTACCGGTGAACAGGTCATTAGCCTCTACCCAGAATTAGGCGAGCAAGATAATCCAGAGACAGGTGAAAAAGAAACAGGAATTATTCAAGACTTAGATACATATCTTGAAGAAGATTATCCTGATGCAATGAATAATAATAGTAAAAAGGTTTTTACTCCCGCTGAAGCAAAAGACCTAGGTTACTATGAACGTAATAAATATCAAGTTTTAGAGCGTTTCTATAAAGTAAAGGTTAATTTTTACCGCGTTATTGATATGCAAAACGGAGAGGAAGTTGTATTTAGCGAAAATGAATATCAAGAATTTATAGAAAGCAATCAGGAGCAAGTGGAAGCTAGACAGTATGAAATTGTTCCTATTAAACAAACCCGCGTTAAAGTATGTGCAAGTATTGGTCAAATTATTTTATATGAAACTATTCTTAACACAGATGAATACCCAATTATACCAATTCCTAATATTTTTACAGAAACTCCTTATCCAAAGTCAGACGTATCGCGCGCTAGACCAATGCAACGTCTTCTTAATAAACTTTGGTCACTTGCTCTTTCCCATGCTCAAGCATCTGGTGGACTTAAATTACTTGTCCCATTAGGTAGTGTAGAAGATATTGGACAATTAGAAAGAGATTGGGCCAACCCAAATGCGGTAATAGAAGTTGACTCTACGCAAGGAGAGCCACACTTTCCTGCTCCACAACCATTAGCAGGTGAGTTCTATAGATTAATTCAACAGTGTGAGTTTTATATTGACTTTACATTTGGACTTCCTGAAATGATGCACGGATTTTCACAAAAAGCACCTGAAACTGTTAAGGGTACAGAAAGAATGATTGCACTAGGTACCGATAGGCCAAAATCTAAATTAAGAGATATTGAGTTTAGTATAAATAGATTAGGTCAAGTGTTGTACAATCTTTCTAAAGGACACTACACATATAAAAAAATGTTTCGTATTAACAGTGCTAATAACGATATGACCGAAGCAATGGTTAATACATACGACGATAAGACTGGTACTATTTTAGATATTAAAAAAGAACGTCATAATTTAGAACAGCACGATTTAAGAATTGAGCCCGGCTCTACACTACCTACAAATAAGTGGGCAGAGCTTGGTGTATATATGGAAGCCTTTCAAATGGGAATTGTTGATAGGACAGAAGTATTAAAAAAGAATCCAGAAATATTTGATAAGGAAGGTATTATGCGCCGTACAGAAGAACGACAGTTAATGCAACAACAAATAGCGGCCATGACAGACCAAATAAAGAATTTGGAGGGAGACCTCCAGACTGCCCAAAGGGAGTCTGTAAGCGACAGAAAACGAGTTGAGGTTGAGAAATTTAAATCTCGACTTGCAGATATTGCTTCAGACGCCAAAGCTGACAGAAGAGTTCAGTTAAATAATCTACAATCAAAGGTGAAGCTCGAAGCGGAGAAATTAGCTAATGTTAGACAAGACGCTAGTTCTGCTCCAGAAGCTTAGAGACATCTATTAAGGAGTAAATATGGACAATACGCAGACAGAGGCCGTACAACAAGCTGATGGCTTGGTTGATGGTGGCCCAAGTATAGTTGAAGAAGTAAGAGAACAAGCTGATGAACAGTATGTTGAATCATCGGAAACGGTACAATCAGAAGATTCAGTTGACTTTTCAGCTCCAGAAGTTGAAAATGTTAGTGAAACAATTCCGGAAAACGAGTGGGAAGTTGAAGCCCGCAAATTTCAATCAATGTACGACAGGACTCAAGCTGAAAACGATAAACTAAGAAGGCTAGAGCCTCTCGGTGAATTGTTAGAGTCGAGACCTGATTTAGTAGATGTCTTACAGAAAAACTTAAGTGGACAACCTCAACAACAAGCACCACAGCAACAATCTCAGCAAGGTTTACCTGCTGAGGACTTTAACCCTTGGGATGCTTACTACAATCCAGAGTCACCGTCATTTAAATTTCGTCAACAACAAGATGTTGGTATGATGAACAATGTGGTGAACAATGCATTAAGTGAGCAGAAAAGACAAATGACAGAAGAGATAACTTACAACAACACGGTTAATGAGTTACGAAATACATATAAAATGTCAGATAATGACGTTCAAGAGTTTATGGGTTTTGTTTCTCAACCGAAAGAACAAGTGGGTTTATCAAATCTGGTAAAGCTATATAGGGACGTTAACAAAAAAGGTAACGCCCCAGAGACGGCTGAAGCAGTAAGAGCTGCTCAAAGCCAGCCACGTACAGCAGGTGTTCTACAAGGAGGAGCTCCAAGCTCCCCTAAGTCTGAAGAAAATAAGGTGTGGGACAACATTGTAAAAGCTGGTAGTCGTAATAGCATATTATAAACATACAAACTGAGGAAGGGTATATATAATGCCTAGTTATAACAATCCCGGCCCGTTGAAGTTCGGCGACCCCGGTGCGGTAATTGATAGTGCGATTCCATCAAGAAGGCTGTATAATTTCAGTGACAGAGTTGCTGATTTAGCTCCTGATGAATCTCCATTTTTCGTTTACCTATCTAAAGTTGCTAAAGTTCCAACGGACGACCCGCAGTTCCGATGGTTAAAAGACCGTAATAAAATCCAAATGGCGGATAGAAGTTTTGCATTAGATGCATCACATACTATACCGGCAGCAGGTAGCTCAATCACCTACACCGTTGATGATGGTGCTGGTGCAGCTCCTGATTGGCTTATCAAAGGAATGGTATTTGCAGTCGGCGAAAAAAATGCGAGCACAAACGAACCCGAGACAGCTATTGTCCGTGTTGAAACTGCTCCAGTCGCTGGTTCTACAGAAACCACCTTTACTGGTCGTACAATTTCCGCAGCAACCGGTAGCACTACTGGTGTTGTTGATGGTGAAAAGTGTACAGTCATTGGAAGTGCATTTGAAGAGGGTTCAGGTTCTCCTGACTCTTGGTCTCGCGAATTAGATAATGGTACTGGATATTGTCAAATATTTAAGACAGCTTGCGAACTAACTAACACTGCAAGAGCTACGGTTTACCGCGGCTATGCTAGTGAGTTCGATAGAATCTGGAACCTAAAACTTCGCGAACATAAAGTGGACATTGAAAGAGCAATGCTTTTTGGACACGCTGCAACTGATAATGGAATCAACTATACCGATGGTATCGTTGGTCACATTGTTAAGAACTCACAATCTCAGATTACCGGAGCATCAACTCAGGTATCATATACTGAAGATAAAGGTTATTTTACAACTCGTACAGATGCTGAAACAACTTACGATGTAATGTTAAAAGACCTTGAAGTGGTTTTTGACCCAGCGCGTGGTGGTAGTTCATCTAAACTTGCACTATGTTCACTTCCTGTCATTTCATTCTTTAACAAGATGGCAAGCTCATCTACTTTCCTATCAAGCGCTTACTCTGCTGCTAATCCTATGATGTCGCAAGCAAGTGGTTCTTATGGGCACAAAGTAATGAAGGTTGAAACTATTCACGGTGATTTAACATTAGTTAAAGAACCTCTATTCAGAGGTTTTGCAGCACCATATATGTGTTTAGTTGACCTTGACAATGTAGCTTATCGTCCTCTAGTTGGTAATGGAGTAAATAGAGACACACACATTATGACTAATGTGCAGTCAGCAGATGAAGATTTACGCAAAGACATGGTTCTTACCGAAGCAGGTCTTGAAGTTTCTCTTCCTGAAGCTCATGCTCTATTTAACTTTGAATCCAATTAATAGGAGGTATGAATAATGAGAAGTGCTTTTTTAGAACAGAATAGCGGTATAACCGCTGGAGTAAAGAAAAAAGTTGAAAATGTTACTGTCGCTAGAACGCTAACAAACGCCGAAAGTGGAAAAGTATTTATGCTTGATTCCGCTGGCGGAGCTTATTCCGTTACTCTTCCAACATCTTTGGAAGATGGAGTATACTACAAATTCGTAGTTAGTGAAGAAACGCCAACTGGTGCTATTACAATAGCAGCTGGTAGCGCTATCGTTAGTATGGTAATGAAAGATGCTGGAGGCAATGCTTCTAACTCAACCGCAGGTACTCAAGTTTCTAATATTGTAATTGGAACGAGTGCGCAAAAAGGTGATTATATTAATATAATGGCTGCTGGTGATGAGTGGGTTGCAGAGTGTTTATCTAGTATTGATGACGCTGTTACTACTTCATAACCCAAATAAATAAGGGTAAACAGTTTTGGATACTGTGGGGTTAATCGTATAAAGGGTTAACCCCAAACATCCTAAAAATTTTTTAAAATTGGAGAAAATATGGCTGATTATGCAAACGTAAAAACAAAAGTATTTATTCATGCCGGAAATGTTGGGGCTGAAGATGGAGCTGTTGGGACAATGGCTAGAGATATAAAAGATTATGTAACATCTTTAGATTCTACGAGTAATAAAGTGATATCAATATCACATACCCAACTTAATGGCGACAGGATACTTACCATGGTGGTTGGTGGGGCTTAATGTCCTGTCAACATTGCAATAAAAAAAATCCAGAAGGTTGGTTTTATTGTCGTTCTTGTGGTAAAAGAGCGAGCAAACCTATCTTTAATCCCTCTATAATTATTAGAGAAGCTGGATTTGCTTCAGCTATTAGAAAAGACCAAATTGATTTTCAAGTCACAACTATGGGTGAGGACATAGAGTCTAAAGGAGGCGAAGTACGTGGCAACATTTGAAGCACAGGTAGAAGGATTAACCAGTCTTTCAATAGATGGTAGTAGCGCACCAACACAAACTGAGCTTACTCAG